ACCACATATGAGATGCATTGGCATTATTAGTATATGTACCCCCTGTTCCAAAACCTGCACCACCTCCTCCGGGACCACCTTGAAATCCTGCACCTACGACCCAATCATCACCACCATTACCACCTCCACCTCCTCCACCACCACCTCCGATGGTGCCGTTGTTGGTAAGGTTAAAGTCAATACCAGTAATTACATTAAGAGCAGGACCACCTACAGCACCTGTTGTTGCAGCTGTAACAGTTTGTCCAGCACCTATTCCACCAGTGCCACCTCTACCTACTAAGAAACCTCCAGCATCAATAGTCAAATTAACTGTTGATCCTGTTGGTATACCTGTAGTTTCTAAAGAATATGTACCAGTAGATGTACTACCTATGTATGCTCCACTAGGAATAACTAAAGTAGCATTAATAATAGCTACTCCATCCCAACCTGCAGCAGTAGCCTCTGTTGCTATATCATAATTATTAGTTGAACCTGTAGAAAAAGTTTTAGCTAGTGTAAATCCTGTACTAAAAGAAGAAACCCATGCACTACCATTCCAATAATACATTCCGGATATCTTTTTCCATGCACCACTTTCATATATGTAGCCATCAGCAACTAGCTTCCAAACACCACCTTCAAGAATATAAGTTGATTCTGACATTATGAGAAGGCAGTAGTTTTATACCAAAGATCTCCTGTATACAATGTACCTAGAGAACCCGGATCAGTTGCACTTGTTGGTGCTGCTGTGGATACTAATCTTTGTCCTATTGCATTACCTATCGCTGTACTCCCTGTAGTTGTTATCTTAGTAGATATGACAGCATTATTAACTATAGCTGTGGTACTAACATATGCACCATTCATTCCTATTTGATCTCTGGTTGTTGCTGTGGTAGATTGTGTAAGTAAATCAAGACCAATATCTGATGCACTTACTGCAAATAAATTACCTGCTCCTAGACCTGTGGCATTAGATGCATAAACATTTCCAGAAGCACCATCACAAATAACAGTTACAATACCTCCTTGTGCCACTACTACTCCAACATGAGCTACTGTCTTAACAGTAACTGTATAAGAGCCAGAAGTATTATTATAAACAATATAATCTTTTTCAAGTTGAGGAATAATTACAGCAACATTAGCAGTTAAAGTTCCTGTTATCTCTAGTGTTTTACTACGAGCTTGATCAGCTCCCCCATTAGAAGTTGTTAGAGTAACATCTACACTACTTACAGCAACAGAAATATAACCAGCAACTGCCGAATCTACTAATGCAATAACACTTGCATTAAGTTTCTGACCCCATGTATTAGGGTTTTCTCCATCCCCTTGTTTTTCTAAACGAAGACTTGTTGTATATGTTGATGACATTAGAAGTTCCCCTTAATCCATGCAGCAAAAATTGCTGTTATTAATGTTCCACAAACTAGCCATGCTAGTCTTTCCCATCTTTGAGTATTACGATTAGCATCTTTTCTTATGCTCTTTAATTCAGTTGTTGCTTCTGCCCATCTTAGACCACATTCTTTTTCATGCTCCTCTATTTTTTTTAAAGCTTTAAGGGCCATATCCATTGCAGTCTTCTCAGTCATTAAATTTCTACCCATTGTTGACTACTCTCATTCCAAATATACTTCTTTCCATCATCAGGTTTAGTAACTGGAGCTTCCCATTGACAAGTACCTTCATTTAATATCCAAGATGGATAAGGTTTAGGTGCTATAAAAGCATTTCGTGTTGTGTCATAGGTATAACCAATCCCTGCGTAATTCTTACGAAAGCTACCGCTGTAGGATGTTTCCTCCCACAAGGATGCATCTCCTACTTTTCCTGAGTTTATAAAATCTTGATCAGCAACAATTACAGATGTAACTATGTTATTTTCATCTAATTTAGCAAAATATGTCATTACTTATTCCCAATTAATATTTAATATAACTCTAGTAGAAGTATTAGTTTGTACTAAACCGTTATGTTTTATTGTGTTATCAAAAATTAATATTTCATTTGCATTTGATGGATAAAATTTATTTCCAATTTTAGTACCACCATTACAAGTAGTAAAATTTAATAGTCCAGTATTAATTCCTTTTAATGGATTACCTTCATCATTACTTAAATCTGTAATATCGCAATGAGAAGGGTGATGTATTGCTTTATTTTGATTTGTATACAAATTAAGTTTCATTCTTAATAATTTTTTTACTTTCATTTTTGTATCTAAAAAATATGTAACAGGTTCAAATATATCAAACCAGCTGCTAGTTTGTCCTTCACTTTCTATAAATAACATATGAGTAAACATAAAATTATTATTTTTTTTAAAAGGATAAATACTAGGGTCTAATGATGATGGATTAAGAAACCATTGGAAGTTATTTCCATTTAAAATATCACTCAATTTATTAAAAAATATTTGCGGTAAAAAATTTTGTTCTTGTTTATACAGCATATCTAATAACCACAATACCAGACCCACCAGTAGCTCCAGTAGCATTGTCAGCTCCACCGCCACCGCCACCAGTATTTGCTGTACCAGCTCCACCAGAACCAGCACCTCCGTTTCCGCCTCCGCCAGAACCACCAGTACCTGCTCCGGGAGTTTCACCACCCCCACCGCCGCCTCCAGCATAGTAAACATTAGAGCCTGTTCTAAATAAGTTTTGAATACCATCACCGCCATCACTATTACCAGAATCTTTTCCTACTTCACTAGCACCGCCTCCTCCGCCACCATCATTACTACCTACTCCACCAGCAAAACCATAACCAGTAAACCCAGTAGGTACATAACTTGATTGGGTTGCTGCACCACCAGCATAAGGTGTAGTACCTCCATCACCGCCACCACCTCCGCCAGAACCACCAGCAATACCAGCAACTGCACCATCCTTACCAGCACCACCACCTTTTGCAACATAAGAAGCAAAAGAACTATCCACACCATTAATCTCTTCACCACCGCCAGCACCAATAGTAATAGTATAACTAGCAACTGATTCAACAATTTCTGAAGCTACAAGCATACCTCCAGCTCCGCCACCACCACCATCTAGACCACCGCCACCGCCACCTCCGCCACCTGCGACAATAAGAATGTCTATACCAGCAGTACCACCTGTTATTTCAAATATGCCAGAGGAAAGAAAGCTATGGACTTTATATCCTGTGTAAGTAGTTATCGTTCCACCTGTGGCACTAATAGGAGTTTCACCTGAGCTTCCAAACCATAATTCATTATTAAACATTTATATCTTCCTTATGTGAATGCTAATTGTGGTGCACCTAATTGTATTCTACCGGCAACTGTAATAAAGTAGGGAAGAACATCAAGTGCTCCTATTGCTGTACTTAAAGTTATACCAGCTCCTCCTACTGTTTCATAGTCTGTTCCCAGAGATAACGTATATGATCCGGAACCACCTTGTATAATAACCATAACTCCTGATTGACCCACTACATCTGTGGTAGGATTATCTAGAGTTACATTACCTGTAAAAGTTAAAACAAAGTTTTGATGTGTATCATAGTTTAAAGTTTTATTACCAGTATAACCTGTAGCTGTAAGTGTTGCTCCTCTTTGAGCAGCTGTGAAACTTTGAGCAGTAGCTAGTCTGGCAAGGTTTGCATCAGCAGTTATCTTGACTGTATCTGTTACACATACTGCAGCAGTAATATCTGATAACCCTGAAAAGGTTAATGTATCACCTTCATTAATAACTTGTGAACCACCACCATCACCGGCAATAGTGAACTGTGTAGCAGCTGTAGTAAAAGAAGAGATATACTTTTGTGCATGAGATTCAAAGATATCCCCTGCACTTGTTCCTACATCAAGTACTATAGCTGTTCCATTAGTGGCTGTATAATCAGAGGCATCCAATAATAAACCATTAAGATAAACATCTACGGAACCAACTGTATATGTTATAGGACTGAAAGAAGTTTGACTAGCTGTAGCTGTTACAATCGTCTTATCTGTTTTTCCGTACTGTAGTCCTTGACCAATGTAAGCCATTCTATTCTCCTAGTTGAGGCCAATCATGTAATATTGCAATAGTATCTATTGTACCATCTGCATTATGAGTAGAAGTATAAAGAGCTATAAAAGAATCTAGGTCTGAACAATTAGTAATTGCTGTTTCCATTTCGGTAGCTTTAACTCTAATAGCATCTCGGTATGTTTGAATATTTTCTGGTACTTCTGTTCCATTATCAGCTTTTCTGATTATAGTCCAATCAGTTTGTGAAAGATAACTAGCTTGTTGATTTTTAACTGTTTGAATGGCATTAGATTTTAAACCTATGGTAACGAGTTGAATACCATAAGGATCTAAACGAGCATTACCGCCATCATCTACTTTAAGAATATCTTCTAACTTACGATCAGAAGCTTTTTCAATAGACTCTACTACATTATCTTCTACTACTTCATAAGTAGGATCATGAGATATATAATACTTAGCATCATATGTAGGAGCCATGATAACATCATAGATACCTATAGCTATTTTTTCTTCTTTAGTCCATATAGAAAATATAGAACGAGGATGTTGTATACCATTCTCATCTACTATACTTTTTGGATGTGCAATAATTTCTTCTACACTTCCATCTACTACTTTTGCCCACATGTTTATTCTCCTTTAGTTATGGTACATTTTATCATATTAGTTCTCTCTAACCAATGTATAACTTTTTGTAATAATCATATTCTAAATTTCTTCTTCTAACTAAATGCTAATTGTGGTGCACCTAATTGTATTGAGTCTGTTGCTTTTATAAAGTATGGTAAAACATCTACTGCTCCAACTGCTGTACTTAATGTAATTCCAGTACCACCTACTGTTTCATAATCTGTTCCCAGAGATAACGTATATGATCCTGAACCACCTTGAACAAGAACTATAATTCCAGATTGTCCTACATTTTCTGTGGTAGGATTAGTAAAAGTAATATTACCACCC